AAAGGTAAATGAGGTTTACGAAATTTAATTCCAAACTTATTAAGAAGTTTATCTACAGAAAAATCTCCAGATCCAATTAAAAGAATACAGAGTGCTCCTCCCATGTATAGAATTAATAATTCTAATAGGTAGATATTAAATCCTGCAGTTACAATAGCATGATATATTGCTACACCTATTGTACCTACTATTGAGAGTGCTGCGAATCTTGTAAAGAGTCCTGCTATCAATAACCAACTACCATAGATCTCAGAGTATGCTGCTATGTATGATGACAATATTGGAAATGGTAATCCAATAGGTCTTACAAATGCATCAGCAAAGTTTTGTATGTCTGCTGTCTTTTCATAACCATGATGTATTAACATGGTTCCTATTGATATTCTTAAAATCAATAAACCTAACGATTTAATCATATTCCTAATAATTTACGTTGTCTTTCAAAGTAACCTCGTAGTATCCAAGAACTACTATTCATTTTATCATCTCCACCAATACCAAATTGAAATTCCACTCTAGAATCTTTATCATACTTATCAGTTTCTGGTGTGTTAGATTTACCTCTATCACCACCATTACAGAAAACAACTTTTTCTGATATCTCTAAACATTTTGCAATTGCACCACAGGCAGAACCTTTATCATCATCGGGTACAGTAATGACTGCATCAACCATATTAAGATGACGAATAATCTCTGCACGTTCAACCCAAGATTGAAAGTATTGACCTTTCTTTTTAGTCAACCATTCTTCGGTGTTAATACCAACTACAAGATAATCAGAAAAATCTTTTGCTCTTGTAAAATATGATATATGTCCACTATGAATTGGATCAAATCCACCAGTAACTAAACTCAATTTTTTAAAAAACATTATGCTACATAACCATACTTTTCACGAAGTATTTTTTTATAAGGTTTTCCATCTTCAATCAAACCTTTAACTAATCTTAGTTTTCGAGTCAACTCTGTGTCAGCATCTGATACAGACTCAATGATAACATCAAGTTCATTTAAATCAATAGGTAAATCCATTAGGTAAAAAATAATTCTAGGTTTACAGTTTTTTCAACATTCCAACCAATCGCATCAAGGATTGCTTTGATTGGTTCAACAAAACTCTTCTCAAATTGTAGATCATAATCTATATACTTGTCAAGTCCAATTTCAGTTGGAAAGTCTTGGATAAAAGAAATTACATTCTCTTGTATGATATTTGGTTTTTTCAAATAAAGAAACTTGACTTTCTCTCCATTACCAATAAGTGAATATTTATTATCCAACTTCTTCTGCTTTACGTAATGATTAAAGAGTAATGCACCACGAACATGTATTGGAGTTCCTTTTGCATAGATTGTAGAAGATGCTTTATACTTCTGTACATTAGATGCTGTGCGAGGAAATGCAATTTCTTCTGGTGGAAGTTTTCTAAACTTTGCACGACAATCATCAATATAATCAATCACTTCTTCTTCAGTACCATTCATCATTATCTTAAGACCATCCTTAATCATTGTACGACAAGGTGCAGGAGTTGATGACTTGACTGCCTCAATACCCATCATCTTAAGATTAGGTTCTTCATATCTAACTCCTTCACTATCCCATACATTTAAAATATATCTTTTCTTTGCTGTCCATATGCCACGATCTGCGATGTTCTCTCTTTTCATAAACATCTTCTGATCATAAGCATTTACGTACTTCGCCAACGTTTCATAAGAACCCGTAATATATTTTTCAAGTTCCATCTCACAGATCTTATTAAGGAACGAACAAATGCTCGCACCATCCTTCTCTCTGTCTTTGTATATGACCTCCACCAGAGGACCAAGATTAAGGTAGATAGAATCAGTATCACTAGCAATAACATAATCAGTATTCTCCGTTTTTAAAATTTTGTTTAGATATGCATTCATCTTGTTTTCTATCCAACGAATAGAAACCTGCCCTGACAAAGTAATTGCTTCCGCATTTGCCAGTTTATAATATCGGAAGTATTGATTACCAATTGCACCATAGGCAGAGTTAAGAGAAATCTTTTTAGCCATCTGGATATTGTTGCAACGAGCAATTTCTTTTTCAAGATCTTTTGTTTTGGTCTTTTCATATTGCTTCTTTGCAGTGATCATTCTCTTTTTAAAGATGACCCTTTCGTTATACATCTTCTCCATAAGTTCTGGTAAGAACCCACGAACATCTTTACGATACATTGCACCATTGGCACATATTGCATTATCCTGATACATCTCAAAAGTAAGTTCTTCATTAAGTATCTTATCAACTGTAACTGATGGGTGTTTTGTCTCAAGTAAAGTTTCTGGTGAAATATTATATTGCATAATCAAATGCGGATATAGTGAGTTAAGGTCAAACGAAACAACCCAATCATACTTACCAGGTATTGGTTCTTTTACATATGCACCTGCATACTTCTCATTCTTATGTGATCTATTTTTAGGTGGTATAACAATATCCCTTCTCTTTAAATAATTGTAGATAATCGTATCCCACATACGCACCTGATAGAATACATCTTCATAGTTGACCTTTGCATCATATGCCATCGTCAATGCCAACTCAATCAGTTTCATCTTGTCTTCCATACGGTCAACAAGTTCAACGTCAATGATGTTATATTCTACAAACTTCTGCCAACCATTTGTATAGAAGTCCTTAAACGTATCAAACTCTGAGTGATCAAGTTTCTTCTGTCCAAGTTCAACACTTGCAATATAATCCAAACGATATGACTCTTGTGCTTTGTAAGTAAACTTCTTATATAAGTCAAGGTAATCTAACTGCGATACTCCACCAATATCATATGAGATGTGTCTACGACCCATAATATGAGTTTCGCATTCAGTCACTAAACCCCAAGGTGACATACGTTTCATCAACTTAGAACCAAGAACTCTTTCAAGTCTACGACAAAGATATGGAATATCATAAAACTTACTATTCCAACCTGTAATAACTTCTGGTGTATTACTCTCTATCATCCACCAATTAATGAATGCATTTAGAAGATCATACTCTGAACTGAATGACTTGTAAATTACATTCTTTTGTTTATTATTAAATTCACCAAGACCCCAAGTATGAATCTGTTTTGTTGTATAATCCTGTATTGATATAAGTAGTATTTCTTCTGCAGCAGATTCTACATCAGGGAAACCATTCTCAGATTTTACCTCAATATCAAGAGTAACTAATTTAATCTTTTCAATATCAAACTTAACTTCGTTCTCTGAATACTTATCCGAAATGTATTGGTATATAAATCTCTCATTTCCAAATATATCAAAGTTCTCTACTTCACTATAGTTTTTGATAAAGTCCCGACACTCACGTACAGTGCCAGGTTTAACAGGTTCAACTGCTTGACCTGTCAATGTTTTATACTTGCTTCTTTTTTTACTACTGACAAAAAGAGTTGGATAAAACTTCTCACGAGTCATAAAGTGTTTACCATCTTCATAACCACGAACTAAGAAGTTGTCTCCAACCATTTGAACGTTGGTGTAAAATCTCATTCTTTAATTACATCTAGATACTGTTCCAACAATGTTGGTGTTGGGGTCGCCAATGTAACTATCTTATCAGATCCCATCATAAAAATGACCTCCCTTGTGACAGTTTGCATAAATGGTTCAAGAACAGTTTCACCAGACTCAGTATTAACTACATGAGGATTAGTAAGTTTGCAATCTGGTTGCCCAATATCTTCAGTTGCAACCTCATCAATTTGACTGATGATGTAATGGTTATTCACCAACGCTAGAACTTTGACTTCCATTTACTTTCTCTGAATACATTTCTTTAACACTATCTATTGGTTCAACGATAGTAACAACTTGATTTTTTGGAACTAATATTTCTCTGTCAGCAGTCAATAGAATCCAAGGTGATAAAGTTATTTGAATTGATCTATCTTCATTATCCTCAGTTAGATATTGTTTTTCAGCATATACACGATGAGGATTGGTAAATATATATCCTACTGGTTTACCATCATCAACAAGTTCTTTTATTTCTGCAATCACTTGTTCTTTATCTTGAAAGATTGCTAATTTAACAGCCATAATAAAATATTAATTAGAAGGTAGATTCCTATCGCCGCTAATCCTGAACCTACCAAAGGGGATCACCGCAGCCAGTATTTCTCTGGCATTTATATTATAGCATAAAAAAAGGGATCGTCAAGATCCCTTTATAATTTATTTAAAGATAGTCTTTTCGAGTATGATACTCTGGAACTATTTTACCCAAGTTGACGGTAAGAAGTCCGTCTTTAAATTGGACATCCCTGATTTTAACATCATCTGAGAGTGTCCACTCTCTTGTGAAAGATCTCTGAGCCAGTCCTTGATGGACATACTCGGATCTTGTCTCCTTAGTTTCTTTTTGTCCTTCGATAATAAGTTTTCCATATTCAGTGTAAACCTTTAACTCTTTTTTACTGAATCCTGCAAGAGCAATCTCTAGTACAGACTCAACATTATTTACATGAATAAGATTGTAAGGTGGATAGTTTGTTGTGGTTTCATAAGAATTGTTAAAGAAACGATCTAGATAATCGTCCATTCCTATCCCATTCTTAGAAATAATCTTCATTAGTTCTGGAAGATTAGCAGAGTGATAGCGTTGTAGCGCAGTCATAATAGTTCTCCTTTAAAAGCGAGTATAAAATGTGAACCCTTTCGGCATTCAATACTAATTATACTTTAAACCAGTTGCAAACGTTGAGGAGAACCGACTAACCAACGTTCGGGTTTCTTCCCAATCTTTAACATGGTACGTTTTACCGAGCCTCTCCTTTACTGCTTCTGCTAAAGGATAATCATTCTGACCCCTCTCCATCATATCACCAAAGAAGTGAAGATCATCATCAAAATTAAAATATTTAATTATTTGACTCTTATCACTATCAGATATATCAAGTCCTGTCTGTCCTCCTATCTGTACATTTAAATCAGGAAATTGAGATTTAATTCGATCTGCCATTGATATTCTTTCACTAGTATTAATATCCCATTTTACATATTCATCTCTTCCTTCCATATTACCTTCACCTCTACCAAGAATACTAAAGTTTATTCCACCAGGTCTATGTTCTATATGATTGCCTGTTCTTGTTGGAAAAGTGCTATTGTCTAACTCATCATTTAAAAAAGATATTAATTCATCAGATGGTTTCCAAGTTGATCTATAAACACTATTTCTCCCATCGTAAATATCTGAACCAGAACAATTAAATACTCTTTTACATCGGTTGTAAATATCTGATCCAACCTGTTCGATAGTTTTATCTTTATCACTTCCTGTTACTAAGTAAGTATCAAACTTACAACAAAATATAAGAAACTCTGCAGAGAATCCTGAGTGCATTTGTTTGCGACTTGGTGTTAATGTTCCGTCAACATCAAAAATAAATTTTTTCATTACAAATAGTTTAAAGTAAAATTACTCTTCTTCTTTTTCTTCTACCTTCTTCTTTTTACTACCAATATTATACTTTGTTTCTAATATCCAATCACCCTTATCTTTGTATGCTAATACTTTAATTTGATTTAAAGGTGCAATGTCTTGTATTGTTTCTACATTTACAATACTTATTAGACCCCAATCAGCAAGAAGTTGAGCAATGCGGTTTCTGCGTTGAACATCATTGATAGTAAGATTAGCATGTTTCCCATCAAGGGCAAATAATTCTTTGAAGTGAACAAGGTAATACCTTCCCTGCTTATGCAGTATATGACATGATTGATATATCTTTTTCTCTTTTCTCGATGCAACTCCAATACGAGTTAGTGTCTCACGAACTTTTAAAAAATCGTCTGGTTCACCCAAGACCACCTCGACCATTCTATCAGGTGCCCATTTCACCTCTGGTACATGTACCACACTCATTTTGTTCCTCCAGTTTCAAACTTCGATTTAATGAAAGCAAGTTGTTCTTTAGTTAAAATTGTCAACGTTTGCTTTGCTTTTTCATTACTATAACCATAGTAACGTTTTACATAATCAATATCTTTAATCGTATCTTTGCGGAGCCAAGGAGAGAATCTCTTCTTAGTTCTGAGGATATTTATAAAAAAGTCATATTGCATCTTCTTTGGTAAAAAAGAAGACATATTCATCTCATTTGCAAACATAATTGCATCAAGATGACCAGAGAAACAACGGTTAATTATGTAAGGAGGATAGTCTTTTTCAATAGATGGATCTTCATCAATTAAATTCTTTTTTGTTAAGTTTATAGAGTTTAACCAATCTTTAAGTTCCATCAGATACATCATCAAAATAAGTAGAACAGGAGCATACAAGATTACGATCACCGTAAACATTATCAATTCTTGATACTGCTGGCCAGAACTTATTATTCTGACTCACAGGATATGCTGCCTGTTCTCTGGTATAATTATACACCCATTCGTCTGAACTGACAACCCTTGCAGTATGGGGTGAGTTTTTCAAGATACTTTTATCAGTATAAATTTCTCTTTGTATCATCTCCATTGCCTTTACAAATCTTTTAAGTTCGTCAAGTGATTCACTTTCAGTTGGTTCTACCATCATAGTATTAGTAACTGGCCATGATAATGTAGGAGCATGGAAACCATAATCCATTAATCTCTTCGCAACATCTTCTGCTGTAACAGGTAATGTGCGACAATCAAAAATACATTCATGTGCAACACGACCATTCTCTGCTTTATATAAAACTTTGAAGTGTGGATCAATTTCATTTGCCAACCAGTTTGCCGA